TGATCGTGTCGCTAGGATGGTTGTGCTTTCCCCACTTCAAAGGGGGCAAAGGCGCATCCGTCCTAACCGCAAAACCAAAATTTCGCTCGCTCATAAGTCGTAGCGAAGAACTATTAGGAATATAACGATTTCGTTTTCCTAAGAGGTCTTCATAGAGCTTACTGACAGAGCCCGGAGGTTTCTCTACTTTTGTCTTCACGATTTTAGTATAGAACCTCTGCGCTAAGAAGCGAACGGAGGGAGCATGCTTCAGCATCTTTAATCGAGGACGATTAAAAAGCTGCCGCACTGCTGCAGGGTTTCTGGCTCGCATAAGGGCCTCATCTATCCTAACATCGCCTTCACTGGGCTGAAGTTTCATCTGACGTTTAAACATCAGATTGTACATCATCTCAGCAGAAGCGATATCCTGTTTCTCAACTAAGGGGACTAAACTTAGCCCCCCATATAGGTGAAGATCAGGTAACGATAGTGAGGACAACTTAGCGAACCATTGGCCCGCCAAACGGCTCGGCTCAGTAGGGAAATGTGGGACATTTATGCCCCCCATTACCTCAGGAGCCCCTATGGGAAGACCCATGTTCAGCGCTGCTCTCCAAGTACTCTTAAACTTAGAGTATTTGAAGAGACCGCGCTGTCCAAGTGACTTCCGATCCGATGGCAACCCTTGGTCTCGAAGCGACCCGGCGAAGGCAGCAGGTAGGTTATACCAGTTAACCTCCCCTTTGCTCCCGCCGGACGGTGCTACCCAGTATGATAAGGGGAAGAAAAACTTCTCCTTACCAGCTACGTAAGGCACCTCGCAAAACAGCCCACGGCGAGGGTGAAGGAAGCTCTTGGCTTCACTCACCACTCCGCCCAGGCTGCGCATCGCCTCATCATACTTGAGTCGGTCCGCCTGCGTCATGTTCGGGACTAACGCGTCGTCTCCTGTTGTGATTGCAAGAAATTTATTAATTTTCTTGAGAGCATAAAAGGAGACGAGCGGTAGTACAGCCCACGAAGTCGGCTCACCCATCATGGCTCCTCGAGTGGTAATTACAGATACTGTCATAGGTGATTCCAAACACCCATCACGTAAAAACTGTAAGTACCGATCGTGGAACATCCTCAAGTCATCCTCCGAGAGGGCTCTGCGTTTGTCGGTAGAATGCTTCCCGGGGTTCTGTTGAACCGCGGGAGGCTTATCCCCGAACACAAAGCCCTCTAAGGAGGGTGGCACACGTGCCAGCTTGATACCATTTGCAGAGATGTTAACCATCTCCTCATAAGAATCCTGGTAAGGTTTATCGTTTGGATCGGAACTCCACTCCGGGAACCAGATGTCGAATACCAAAACGGCATCGTGGTCCACCCGTTGTGAAACCTCATCGAAAAGATCAACATCACCAAGGATATTCTTATACATAGGCAATGGAACCCCATCGCGCAGGATCACCCCTGGCTTCGGAACCTTTGCCTTATGCAAAATATCAGGCGCAGTGGGCGAAACAGTCTCTCCCTCAGAGTTGGGGAGTAGCAACCGGCGTGGCCCGAAGAAGAGAGGTATAAACCTCCTCCATCGCTCCAACTCCGGCACATACTCCGTCACCTCCTCATAGAGAGTCCGTTGCGCCCAAAAGCCATGGTGGTCTGTCGCATAACTTAAGTCCTGCGAGTACCACTGGCCTTTCCGGCCGTCCAACTTCACTGAGCGATTCCCGCCGAGTGATTTGGACGACCGAGGATCCATCAGGAGAAAATGGTCTGCTGCCTTGCGGTAGGCCTGCTGCACCAAATTTGCCGCAGTTAGACCCAGAGTCGGGACCCGAACTTTCAGGCCCTTCTCTGGAGCTACCAAAGGCACGGCAGGCAGAGTACCACCAATCTCCATGATGTAATCTAAGATTGTCTCACAACCATCCATAAGGATGGCGTTCATAACCTTAGAACAGCGGATGTCGCCCAAGAACATCGAGTCAAACATAGACGACGACGAAACTTGGCCGGCAACCGCCACTTTTTCGAGGAGGTAGGTCCTCAGGGTCCCCTTGATTAATTGGGATGATAATTGAAACACCCAAATATCTCGGTAGGCTCCCGAATGCCCCCATCTCTCCCCACCGTAGCCGAGTGCTGAACTAACACTAGGCTCGGCGGTGAGAGATATTGGGGCTGACCCACGATTCCTCTTAAGCCAATCCTTAATAAAAGGACGCCAATCCGGCGGTTCTATAGGGGGAGGCTTCGTTAACCGATCCGCAAGATCCAACAATAATGCTGTCTTCTGCGGTACAGTTACAATCGGTGATGGCATAGAGCGCGCCAGATAAGAAAACTGAAGCGCTTCTACTGCCGTCATCCAACTCACCAATGGGAATTTAGGACAGGCCCTACCAAAATAGTAGGCCCTGCACTGAACGGCTAAGTCCTTCAAGAACTTAGCAGTTTCCCATGGGTTCCACCAAGCACGTAGCTTTAGGCGGGACAGCATCTGGATACCTGCGGAAGGAATCGAATCACGGCGTTTTAAAATTTCGTGATAACACAAAGCGACTCCATCCAGCACGGTCCGGACGCAATCGAGCTTGGTAAGATTCCGCCTATATTGGGTGACGAGATCTACCGAAACCGTAGCCGATAACTTTGCGCTTCTCAACGTATCTTCCACGTTAAGAACACGCAATGTCTCTAATGAGACACCGACTCCCAAGCTCGAAATGAGAAGATCAACATCTATTCTATGAAAGAAATAGTACAAGAATTCTCGTATAAGAGGGGTGACCCGATAGAATGAAATAAGTTTTCTATATCCATTCTCTAGGCCTACCCTCCTTCCTCGTTCTGGGGTGTGACTGAAGCCCATATAATTATATGAGCCACCTTCACCTCCCCGAGTGAGTTTCCAAAAGCGCTTCGGGACATGAACACCATTAGGTACCATGTTCCGCAACAGCTCTTTTAGATCCCGGGGGTATTCCGGGGAGAATAATTTCCCCCGGCCTACTACCCGAGCATCTCGCCCATGCCCGACCAACTCGAAGGTCTTGCTATTCGCAAGAACTTCGATCGGGTCGGCAAACAAATGGCGGATCTTCCCCTTCTTCCAATCACATAAGTTATTGAATGATGGGTAATATTCCTTCATTTTTGTTTGGCGGCCTCCAAAGCAGCTCTTACACTAGATTGTACAATTACCTCTAGCTGCTGCTCAGTCAGCACCACTGCTCCCGACGGAGCAGGTGGTGCTGGCTGCTGAGAAGGTCCCCTGGGCTCAGAAGACCCTGCCCGCCTAGTAGACCGCCCTCGACTTCTAGATCGGGACGGCCCGCGGTCGGGCAAGTTGCGCGGAACCACATCGGTCTCGCCGAGCTTCTCTGCCTTGAGGCGTAATCGTTCATACGCCCCTCGGTATTTCTGCTCGGCCGCCGTCGATGGTCGCGCCGTCAATCGGACACCGGTGAACTTAACTTTAATTTCAGTCCACTCGGCAACCAAATTGGCACGGGTAGGTTGTGTGTTTGCAACGAACCAGTCATTAAACTTGTTCTTTGTCACCCTTCCTTCCTTAACATCGTCTAAAAAGGCCTTCCCCTTAAGGGTATAGCCTCTTTGGGCCCAACCCGGCAGACGGGACGAATGATAATACTCGTTCCGCTGCTCAGTTGTTAGCCCCTCCACACTATCCCTATGAGGGAGACCGAGAACCTGGCGGATTGCCTTAGCATCCTCCAGTTTCAAATCGGGCTTCTTCTTAGGGTCTCGAGGTGACGATGGCGCCGGGCCAGAGGATTTCTCCTCCTTTGCTTTCCTGTCCTCTTTTCGTTTCTCCTTCTTAGGAGGCGTGGGAGGGACAGGCTTTGTCGAACCCGGTTTCGGGGAAGTCTGCTTCCCCTTATCCTTAACCGAAGTGTCCTTCTTGGTTTCCACCTCCTCAATGGGAGGTGGGAAACAATGCGGGCACATCGGACATGGCGCTGCATCCTGGTCCAAGTCCGACAATTGTCGGTCCTGAGACTGGATAATCAGGCGAGACTCGGCCAACTCGTCTTCTAAGGCCTGAATACGAGCCAATAATCTCGTATTCTCAACGACCCAAGATGGAGGCGGAGTTAACCGAGTCCCGCTTGATGCAGCAGCCGAAGGAGATTTGGGGCGTTCGGAGCCCGACCCACTATGGGACCGGACCCGACCATCCTCAGTCTCCTTCACTTTATTTTGGGGGAAGGCCGTATTCCACGAGAAGACCAGGTAGTGCCAAGCATCGAGCTCGGTACACCGGTCCGCATCCTTCCCACTTTTACCCTCCCCTTTCTGGTTCCGCCACTCGCGTTTTGCGTCCAGAGGCATATCTAATGGTTTGCCTTTGTCGCCGACCGCTAGGACGGGCGCCAGGTAAAAGACTCTCCCAAGATCGTTCGACGATTTGCTAAACTCCATTAGGAGTTCGCCAATCGGCCTAAGATGTGGAAGGCTTTTAGGAGGGAGAGGCCCCAAAGAGGTCTCACCAACAGAGAAGTTGAGTTTTATGTCACCCAAAGCTGGCCTGACAGTTGCCCAACGTCCATATTGAACCGAAAGTTCCGCGATGGTGGCGCGATTTGTTAACAAAGCGCGCCGGTCCGGAACCTCGGCGAGGTACGACTCGTACTCGGCCACCTTCTTATCTAGCTCATCAAGCTGCTGGTTAATCGTCATTGAACGATT